CAAGCTAACAAGCCCACAAGCGATCAGGCGTCAAGCGGTTCGCGAACCAACAAGCGCTGAATGTGGTCCCAGTCATTCATTGCGAGGGAAGGTGTTTCTCGATGGTCCGCAAGCAGACCGCGGATCGAGGAGCTTTCATAAAGTTTTACGTTACCTACAAGAGGCTCTTGTAGTAGGATAAAATTCCGATTAGTTCTGGTCAAGTGAAACATTTTTTGATGAGGGCTGAAGCTTATCTTTGGGCCTCTAGCTATCTTCATCTCAACCATAAAAAAACCACAATTATTATTGTATCCCAACAGATCAGGCACACCGAAGGATGCCCAAGACTCCAGTCTTGTCCACTGGATTTTAGGTGTATTCTTCTTAATTAACTTCCAAAATTTTGACTCTGGTTTCACCGGAATTCCTACTTGATAACTATACTAAATTACGGTAAATTACAAGTATGACACAACCAAAAAGATTAACAGAACAACAACGTAAATTTGCAGAATTGCTAGTTTATAATGAAGGTAAGATGTCACCAGCAGAGGCTGCTTACGAAGCAGGCTACAAGACTAGGGCCCGTAAGGCTGCAGCAGAAATGCGTAACCCAAAATACTTTCCATTAGTTGTCAGCTATATTGGCGAATTAAGGGCAGAAGTAAGGGAGAAATATGGCATTACATTTGAGAAGCACGTTACAGAGCTAGCACAGATAAGAAACAAAGCATTAGAGAATAAAGCTTGGAGTGCAGCAGTAAATGCAGAAGTGGCCCGTGGTAAAGCCGGTGGACTTTATGTGGATCAGAAATTAGTTATGACAGGTAATATAGATAATTTATCTGCAGATGAAATCAAAGATAAACTTAAAAAGATTCTAGATGATAACAAAGAAATAATTAATATTACGCCTGAAGATATCGAATCAAATACATTAGAATTGCAAGAAGAATCCAACCTTGATTCCCATTAACAAAAGAACTAACTTTATTTAATACTTTTCTTGGTGACTTTTTTACTAGTGACCATTTGTTTGTAACTGTCTCGTACATTGCCATAGTTTTCTCCTTGTGGATTTGGACCACGTACTGGTGGTATTGCGTGCCATTTTACGTTAGGCATATTCTTTGTCAATGTTTTATTTTTCATTTATTTTTTCCATACGTACTATACACCCTATTGGGAATACATTTCTATCACTAAATAACTCATCATTCACTTCATAACTAGCAAAGGTTCTAACATTCTTCTTGTCTTTGTTTAAAAGATATGCGTGAGTTATCATCTCTGATGGCATAAATCCTAATGCTGAATGTAAATCTGCGTGCCCGCTGTCACCCGTGATATCCAACCACGTGATCTTATAGAAGTAATATCTCTTCTTCTTGATCACAACAGATTTGTATTTTGATTTTTTAGGACGTCTCATATTATTCTATATACTGTATAGTGAGATTTTTGGGCAAAAAAGTTTTCAAAAATAAAAAAAAGGTCGCGCGCGTCGAGTAGCAGAGTGTGCCAAGTGTGCCACCGTAGATTTTTGTCGTGGCACAGCTATAACCTTTGGTATTCCACACTAATAGTCTAAAAACGTAACTGTGCCAAGTGTGCCAGAGGTTTTTTCTTATCACAAAAAAAAATAATAGGGGCAAATATTCTACTATACGTGGCACGGCTACCTATCCCTTAACCCCATTTTTGTCACAAATGAGATGCTTGACGCATTTGTGCCATAATTGATTATTTTCTTTACTCCAGGTCCCTGCAATTCAATATCCGCGTACGGCTTCCATTGTTTACGTATCAGATTTAGTTCTAAAATCAGATTCGCCCATTGTTTGGGACTTATGTTTGTCGCTGCTATAGTTACCTTTTTCATAATCTATACACAATTTACCATCTAGGTGGTCCATTTCGTGCTGTATGCACCTGGCCTCTAAATTGTAAAATGTTTTCTTCTCCTCCTCTCCTTTTTCGTTTTGATACTTTAGAATGATTCTAATGTGTCTTCTAACATCACCAGTTTTACCTGGAGCTGATAAACAACCCTCATTATCACGTAATGTTTCATCAGATTTCTCTAAAATTTCTGGGTTAATAAATACTTTTTCGTTAGTTTGGCTGCGTGAGCAGTCCATTACAAACATTTTTTTCTGATAACCTACCTGTATTGCAGCCAGTCCAATACCATTATGTTGGTACATAGCTTTGTACATATACTTAATAAGTCTGCTAGTCTTATCATCCAATGGAAATTCTACTGGATTAGATTTAGTTCGTAAGAATACATCCGGATATTTTACCAACTCTATGTACATAGGCACCCCGCAGTCTCCCGTGAGGCACCTATTCGGCCGTTATCCATTATGGATTCCATTAACTCTGTTTATATGTCGGTGACTTAAATATTTTTAAGCTCTCCGTTTTTAATACTATTCTCTTTGGCTCTGGTGAGTTGATCAGTTTTGTTTCCTGCAGCTCAACTCTTCTTACAGCTTCCAAATGTCCATCCATTGTCTCAATGTAAATAGGGCAATCAGATATGATTGTACCCTTTTCATTGTTAGTGAACTTGCCTAGTATCTGTTGAAAGTCTCTTATTCTCATCTAGTTTCCTTCCTATTATTTTTATTAGTTCATACCATTTACGACCCCACATCTCTCTCATATCTCCAGATGTTTTCCAATAAGCGTTAGCTATATTATCCAGTCTTTTCTGGTCTTGTTCTATAATACTCATCAACCCTCCTTAAAAAGTTATGCATATTTTTTTTAAACTCTTCTCCCTCAATAATAAATTCCTGATAATAATTATCGACCGTACACATCATCACAACACCTTTTGTAATTTGTGTATTGAATAGAATATTATGAGCCATAGCATACGCTGCTAGCTGAAGTTTATAATCTCCTATCCACTCTGGTCTTTTAGGTTTATTACTTTGTTTGAAGTCTATGATTGCATCCTGACCCTTATGCACTCCGACCAAGTCTGTTTGGCCTGCGTACAATCCAGGATAATATAATGTGCATTCCGTACCATAATATTCTGTTACACTTGATAACCCACTTTGAATAATTTGAATGGCCATATTGTGTGCTTGTTTACCTACATCAGTTTGATCAAGATAGCCTTCCTCTAATACATATTTTTCAAGGATCTTGTGCATCGCCGTTCCACGCTCCGCGGCACTCGTTTTAATTCTCTCGGCAGCCTCTTCACCAACCCGTTCCTTCCATCTCAACAACGATTCGCGCTTCTCGGCTGGTTGTGTAGCATCAAGAATAGTTGTCACCGACGGTAACTTCTCCTTATCAAACACATAATGACGTTTACCTTCTATCTTTTCGCGCTGCGTCTTCGGGTATCTAAAGCTATTATTTTTTTTCATATTAATTTCTTTCCATCTTTTAAAGTTAAGTCACCAATCATCTTCGGTATCATAGTATTATTACCAAAGTGAGTATTATCCGGCAACATCTTCTCATACCAATTAGGCTCCGGTAATTTTTTTAAATTCCAGGCCCAATAAGAATTATCATTAAACCTACACACATACCCAGGTATCTTATTTAAAATTTTACCCTGGTTCACTAAAAAATCATATTTCTTTTTTTCAATTAAAGATCCATTAAAATCGTGTGGTCCATATCGTTCTCGATTCTTTAACTCTTGTATGTAATTAGTATTTTCAATATCCATCGAACTATACTCTTCGTGTATCTTACGACAAGGATCATCGAAAAAAATTTTCGTATTTAACTCTTCAATCATTCTTTGTTGTGTATTTCTCCAACTCATAATTGTAATTAAGGGCCCGAAGGCCCCTATTTAATTAATGTATTCTTTGCTCCTCTTTATTTTCATATTCTTTATCTTCAAAGAATCTAGACAATCTAATTTTTTTATTAGCTGATAGACCAGTATTAAAGATAGCTTGAAATTGTGAAATATAATCTTCAGTTGAGATTGCTCCTAACAATTTAGCTCCTTTAGATTTCATAGCAGCTTTGAACCTAGCAAAGTCCCACTTGGGACATTTGTCAGCTACAAGATAAGCTCTAATAAAACCTCTCTTCAAAGTTTTAGAGTTATCCAATATATTATTAATATACTGCATCTCGCTTGCTATTCTATCAAAAGTAATTAAACCATTAGCAGGTATTTTAAATCTACCTTCTTTAAAATCATCCATTGTGTTTGATTTTAAATTAACTTGATTATTAAATATGGCTACCGCTTCTTGTATTGGCATTTCATATTGTTTCACTTTTGACTTTAGGATCATATAATCTTTTCTTTGATACGTGCAGAAAAAATTTAAATAATCATTATAGTTCCAACCCGATCGATTAGAATTTAACAATGCCATATCGAATGCATCATTAGAGTCTAATATGATATAGTATATTTCTAAACCTAGATCTTTTCTAGCTTGAAACGTGTGATGACCATCTCTTATATCCATACTTTTAGTTACAAGAATTGGTAATTTTAAATCTTTATGTGCGATAGCTTTTTTTATTTTAGCTACGTGAGAAAGACTTATAGGTCTATTACCTTTTGTTTTTTTAAATTGGCTATACTCTTTTGTAATAAAACAGTTAGCCATCTTCTTTGCCTTGTTCATATATTATTTCCTTTTGTATATATGTTGCATCGCACTCAATACACGCGTCGATGTTTTACGTGATTTATTACATAATAAATTCATTTAAAACTCTTTCTGTGGTAATCCCGTATATCTACAATATTATTTTTTTGTAAAGTATAGTAGTGATCTAAAATTTTGTTAATTTTAGGAAGTTTTGTATGAGCAAAGGGCCATATTAAAAGACATACATAATATGCATCTCTAAAGGTACAACGCCATCTCCATTGTTTAAGATAGGATGTACCATCCACACGTTTGCCATTAACTTTTTTAGGAGTTACAGTTCCAACTTTTAATGCTTCGTGTAACCAATTTAAAACAGATTCATCGGTCATTGCAATCTCCATAGAAATACGCCAACAATTATATGTGTTAACCTTGTTACCTTTTTTCTTACGTTCAGGATATTTTTTATAAGTAATGGTGCCTTCACCATCAAATAAACCTGCAATGTATGCTGCCTCTACTTCAGTCATTTTTATCCTTATATAAAACTTCTGTCTTATTGTTGTAGCCATCATAATAATAACCAACGACTTCTTTTTTTCTGTTATATTTTTTTTTAGATTCTACTTTCTTAC